CACGAGATCGTCAGTGAGTTCTTCCTGACCAACGCGCAGACGTGAGGTGAAGAAATCCCACCAGTAAACTTCGCTTGGTGTGGCGTTGCCCGGATCAAGTTGCATCCAAAGCTCGTAGTGCACGATGCTCTTGATCGAGTACTCGTGCGCCATCAGGTTGCCCTTCGAGAACGCCGTCGGGTTCACACGACCCAGCCGACCCTCGATGATGGCGACGCTCTGCAGCGCCTCGCTCGTACGACGGTCGCGGATCAAACCGTACGCCGTGAAGCGTTGATAGAACGGATCGTTCTGCCCGATGAACGTCATAACATCCGGGTCCCAGCCCGCGAGGTTGAACGTCGCTTCGAGCTTGTTGATGTGCGTCGGAATCTCGATGCCCACCATCACGCCGCCGGGCGTGTGATCGACGTAGTTCTCTTCGAGCCCGGGCAGCTTCAACTCCTGCAAGATGAGGTGAGTGCTGATGCCGGGCGATGCAGTGCCGGAGCCGGTGCCTGCCGGACCAGCGGTGTCGCCGCAAATCAGGTTCGCGCTCTCCATGACGTAGATCGTCTGTGACATTTGAATTTCCTTTCCGATGACAGGTGAAGAGGTGGAGGGCGGGCACTTACAGTTGCCCCTACAGTTTGAAGCACGTTACTTCGTGCTGCCCTCCGGGCTGGAGCTTAGGACGTTGCGAGGTTCAGTTGCGTCGCAAGATCGGCGACCATCGCATCGATGGCTTCGCGGTAGCGCGAACTCTCGATGGTCAGGTGCTTCAAGACCGGCGGCTCTTCTGCCTTGAAGCCGACGGTGAGATGCCCCAGCCTGATCTGTTCAGGCGAGTTGCCTTCGGTGCGGAAGTTCACCTTGTAGCCGAGAATGTGATTGTCGGCGTGAAGGTCGCGCAGGAAGAACTGCATCGTGTTGAGAATCGCCTGCACGGTGTGGCCGATGATGTTGTACCGACCAAGGAAGTAGCGCAGCGATTTCAGCATTCCCAGATGAATGTAATCGCGTCCGCGCATCACATTGTACATCTGCCACAACGGGTCTTCGCCTGCGTTGTCCGTAGAGATCAGGACGAAGCCGCCCGATGCGATTGCGAAATCGTCGCCGATCTCGCCGCGCACCAGCACACCGATGTTCGCAGCCAGAAGCTCCTGAGCTTCGTTCGCGCTGTCGGTGAGGTTGAAGCCGATGTCGCGGTTCGGAGAGATGATCCCCTGCACCGCTTGGTTCGCCGCCGAGTGGAACGGCGCACCGGTCTCGTGATCGCGTCGCACCATGATGCCCGCCATGCGAGGCGCAAGCGGACGGATCATGATGTAGCTCGTCACCGGGTCCATCACACGGCAACCGCCGCTGATCGGAATCAGGCGATGGCTCTGCATCGTCTCGCGCCAATCGAGATCGTTCTGGAACGAAGAGCCTGCGCTCTCCACGATCATCTGACCGAGAAGCTGATTGCAGATCGACGTTGCACCCGCGACCACCGGGTTCGCACCCGCGACGATCTCCGCCGTGTAGGTGGCGACCTCACCGGTCGGCTCCCACGTGGTGTTGAACGAAGCGCCGGTGCCGGAGCCGGTCGTGCTGAGAACGTCGAGCGGCGTCGTCGGCGTGTCCTCAGTGCCGACCAAGAAGCCGCCAGCGACCACGCTGACCGTGAGCACCGATCCGCCGGAGGGGCTGATCGTGTCCACGTTCAGGATGATCTCGTTATCGAGGATCAGTTGCTCGCCGACCTGATAGCCGAGACCGCCGACCGCGACCGCCGCAGCCGTGACGCTGTTGCCGGGAGGAGGAGCGGTGATCGTCGGAGGTACGTCGTACCACGCGCCGGGAAGCTCAAGCTCGACAGGTCCCAGCGTGCCGTTGCTCAGACCATATGCGTGGCCCGTCGCTGACACGACATCCGGACCGCCGCCTTCGAACGCCACGGGATAGAGATGATCCATCACGTAGTTCGTGCCGCCGCCGGTGCGCTCGATCTCGCCGACGCCGTTAGCCATCTGCGAGGTGTAGCCGGGCGCGGTGAGGATGCGCGGCGTGCAGCCGAGCTTCGCTGCGCTCTTGAGGAACGCCCACATGCCGGTGCCGTTCAGGCTGTCGCCAGCGATCTTCGAGATCGTTTGCTGCAGCTTGATCGCCGGATCGGGGTCAGTGCCTTCAGCCGTGCGCACCACGACGATGCGCGCGGCGAACTGTGTCTCGCCAAGCTGATCGTTGATGCCGCGCACAGCGTCGGAGAGATAGCCGCTCTCGCCGAGCTTCCTCGTCTTCTTGGTGTCGTTCGAGTTCAACACGACCGGCGTGTCGTACGGGAACAGCACGGGATCGGCGAGCGGTGCGGGACCGATGAGGCCGATGGTGGAAAGGTCCGCGCCCAGTACGGGACGCGCGCCTTCGTCAACTTTGCGGATGCTAATGCCAAAGACCGGATCAGACATTTGATGTCTCCTTGTTGCGAGGGGGATAGATTTCAGATCGTGTGCGCGGGCGTCATGATCTCAAGTTGCTTCACCGTCAGCGCATGTAGCCTCACTGCCAACAACAACTCCGGCTCTGCGCCACCAGCCGGAAGAGAGAAGATGCGCAACTCGCGCACGTAATCGCCGATGTTCTGGTCCTGCACGATAGGCGTCACCACGATGGTGCCGACCGGATTGCACTCCAGCTTCACCGCCATCATGCTCAGCGCGCTGGTCGGTGTGACCTGATGCGCGGTCGGGACCGGCGTCGTCTGTCGGCCTTCGAAGAATGCTACGTCAGCCATGTTGGCTCCTGTTCTTTCTCGCCGCGTCGAGCTTTGCCTGCATCTGTTTCGGGTCGAGCCCAAGCTCCTCCATCAGCACCTCGATCATCGATGGCGCTGGCGGCGGTGCAGGCACGAACTTTTTCTTCTTGAGATCGAGGCGCTGCATGCGCAGCTTCTCGTGATCCTCTGGCGCGTCGAGCACCTCGAACAGCCGCATCTTCCCGGTTGGAAACAGCGCCGTCACATCGTGCGTCGTCGTCGCGACAGAGAGACCGCCGTCTTCGGTCGGCACCGTGATGACGAACAGCCCCTTCGCGTCGTGCAGTTCGCGGCGCTGGAAGATGTACCAATCGACACCGTCGGAGACGCGCTTCGAGAACAGGATGTTCGGCGGCAGCTTGACCGGATAGTTCTCCGGCTTCGGGCACGCGATCCACTCACCGTGATCGATGATCTTCATGACGCCCATCCCGATGTGTACCAGCCACCCGCCACGTTGTGCTGACACTGACGCCAGCGTCCGGCGTACGGACCGATGCCGCCGTACGCCCAACTGGCGATGAACAGCCCGGTGATGCAGGCGTTGCCGATTTCAGCGAGTTGATACCAGTAGTAATACCAATCGATGTCACCGGCGTGGACCCAGCGAATCGAATTGACGAGTTGATTGTAGCGCGTGTTCGCCGCGCTCCATGCGTGGTTGCTCGCGGTGTTGTTGACGTAATCGTGAATCCATCCGTACTGACCGGCCCAGATGTGACCGGCGTTCGTCACCCACATGCACCAGCCGCCGCCGTTGTTGAGGAAGCCGATCAGGTCGCCGTTGTGATGGAGGTACATCGCCCCCCAATCGGTGTCGTAGAATTGAATCTGGTTATGGGTCTGACCGGACAAGACAAGCTGGTTGCCGCCGCCGTTGATGTTGATCGCGTTGTTGACGGTCAAGACGCCGTGAACCGTCGCGCCCCACACCGTTGCGTAGTGGCCTTGCGTGTAGATCGAGTAGCAATTGATGTGGCCCGACGTGAACGGGTTGCCGCCGAACGATCCGCCGCCTGCGGTGAACTGATGCGTCGCGCCGTCCCAGTAGTGATAGGCGCTGCGCTGGTTGCCGAAGTAGATCACGCCGGTGTTGGTGCCCGCGCGATAGGTGTGCAGGTCGCCGATGTTGTTGAGGTTGCCGGTGATGCTCGCTCCGCCAGCATTGACGTTGAGCGTGTTGTAGATCGTCATCACGCCGGTCTGCCGTGCGACGCGCAGCGCTTCGGCAGCGTAGCCGCCGCTGTCGTTGAAGCGATGCAGCACGAAGTTCGAACCGACATCGCCGCCGGTCTCCAGATCGCCGTTCGCGATGTTGAGGTGCCAGCGCGTCGCTCCTGCGGGATTAACCGCCTCGATGGTTCGATGCTGTTGCGTGCCGGTTGATTGCAGCTTCAGCGTCGCGTTGACCGAGCGGATCGTCAGCAAGCCGTTGACGGTGCCGCCCTGCCCGATGATCGCGTCAACGTAGGCCTTCGTCGCAGCCTGCAGGTTCGATGTCGGCGGACCGTTGAGATAGAGCGCGCCGGTCATCGTGCCGCCGCTCTTCATCAGCGCATCGCCAGCGTACTCCTGCAGGCGAAGGCGGACCCAGTTCGTCGTCGGAATGTAGGTGTCGTTCGAACCGGGCGGCGGATGCATGCCTATCTGCAGCGCTTCGAACGGAACGGTGCCGTCCTTGCGGATGAAGGCGTAGGCGTCGAGGCCGGATTCGGCGAGGGCTTGCGCCGCCGCCAGAATGTCGGCGTGCATCTGCACGACCTCTGCGTGGTCGGCCACTACCGTGTCGTGCATCGGCGCGACGTTGTCGTGATAGAGCTTGGTCGAATCCGCCATGCCCGGCGTCGATGAGATCATCCACGTCGAGTGCGGTCCCGGGTTGCCGTGGATCGCGGTCACCGTGAACTCGCACAGACCGTCGGCCTGATGGTAGCCGATCAATCGCGCGATGGCGTAATCGTCAGGCGTGTGCTCGATGATCAGATAAGGCGACGGCGTGAAGCTGTCGCGCTGCGGACCTTCGTCCACGATCATCGTCATGTAGCCCATCACGAGCGTGTACGGCGTCGAGACCGGACCAAGCATGAAGCCGAGCTTGGTGACCGCGATGATGTCTTCGGTCGCGGGAATCAGAATCTCGTTCATGCGCAACAAGGCTGCCGCGCGGATTTCCGACGCCAGCTTGTTGACGACATCCTGATCGGATTCGATTTCCTGAAACCGGCCCTCAAGCGAAGGCAGCAACCGCTTCATATACGGCAACAGTTGCGTGCCCGGCTTCAGTTCGAACTCTTCATCCAGCCGCTTCAGTGCCATGTGATCAGGCCTTCTTCTTCGCACCACTCGGGGCAGCGTCTTGCGACACCGGCTTGTCGCCAATCTCCGTCGCTTCAACGATGCACGGCGTCACGTTCGGATCGAGACACACATCGCCGGTCATCTCGAACGTCATCGATGGCGACAGCGTACGACCGGCGTACATGCAGGATTTGCCGAGCAAGACGCTGTAGACCTTGTCTGCCGTGAAGGTCGGCAAGCTCTTGCCGTCCATGCCGCGTGGTGCAGGCGGCTCGCCCTCCGAAGGCGACGCCGTCATGCTGCCGAACTCGATGACGCGATCATCGACCCATTCGCCCGGGCGCACTTCGCGCCGCGAGCCCTTGCCGCTGGCCGGTGGCTGCACCGGCGCAACGCCGCCACCCGGGTTGAGACGAGCGCGCGCTGCAGCGAGCGCGCCTTCGTTCATCGGCATGTTGTGATTGCGCTGCGGATATTTATCGGTAGCCATTCGGTAGTACTCCCCTTGGTTTTACGCGATGCCGATGTCGATGCGTTCGGCGACGAGGTAGCAAGCGTTGACGTTGTCCGTCAGACCCTCGATCCTGATCTTGTACGAACTGATCGCGACGCCGCCGAGCGCTGCGAGATTCCACGTGCAGTGCCTGATCAGAACCGTTGGATCGTTCGGGTCCGTTTCATCCGCGATCAGCGACGGCGTGCGCACAACGGTGTAGCCAGCGCCGGTCAGGATGCGCGCGAGGAAGGTGTGGTAGGGAGCGCCCCGCCAACTCTCCAAACGGAAATCGCAGTAGATCGTCGTGACCGGTGAAGGCGTCGTGCGCATGATCGAGATGTGCTTGAAATCAGAACGCGGTCGCGAGGTGAGCGAACGCGAATTGGTTGCCACACCGATGCCCGGCATTTCGTCCGTCGTGCCGGTGAACGTGACGCGGAACGGCAGCAACGGTGGAAGAGCGACGAGCGGGTTGGTGTCGTAGTAACCGAGCGGGACCCACGTGCCGTTGACCTGCACCTCGAAGGTGATCGCTGTGCCGGGCGGTCGCGTGCTGTCGTAGTTGAGATCGATCTGCGAGATGCCGCCGTTCAGTTCGAGCGACAGCAATTGCGTGGTGCAGATGGTCGAGCGGAATTTCGCGAAGTACAGGCGGAATGCCAAATCCTTCGTGAGGTCGCCGACCGACCACGCGCCGTCGGTCGATGTGAACATCGAGCCCTGCGCGAACTTGTTGTTGTGCACGAGCGAGACGAAGTGGTTGCCGGGTGTCTGCAGCACGAAGGCGTAGCGTTGACCCTTCGCCAGATACGTCGGCAGGAAGTTGAACTTCGTCGCGTACGGTGGAGCGCGAAGAAGATCAGCCGCCACGGTCGAGCGTGCGATGGCGCGCTGGAAGTTCGGCGCGCCAGCCTCGTTGCACTCGCAGATGATCATGTGCACGTCGCCGCTGGTCGAGATGCGCGTGAAGAAAATATCCACGCCCGTCAGCCAGCCGCCCTGCGAGTTGAGATAGCTCTGCGAGATCACCGATCCGTTGAGACCTTCGATGGTGATCACCTGTCGCCAGTAGTAACTGTCGATGATCTCATCGACCCAGAACTGCACGAGCCGAAGCACCGTGTGGCTTGGGTTGTCCATCACGTCGAGGATTTGGAACGTCTCGTTGCCGCGCGTGAGGATGTTGCGGATCGGGTCATAGATCAGGTCGGTGTTCGGCGTGTAGCCGCCGACCTGCGCAGCGCTTGGATTGAGCCAGCCTGTTCCGTAATCGTGACCGGCTGGAGCGAACCACCACACACCGTTCGAGCACACCACCATCGGCGTGCCCCAGCGGATGCGCGTGCGTGTCTTGGCGCAAAGCTCCCACGAGATTGTCTGATACTGATACTGCGCAATCGACATCTCGCTGTCGCGGCCCAGCACCTCCAGACGTGACACCTGATCGTAGACCGGCAACACGAAGTTCGCCTGCACGACGACCGCAGGGTCCATCGGGTTGAGCAACGCGAATTGAGAATCGCGCTCTGCAGCATTCGGGAAGCGAACACCCTCCTCGACCTTCGCCAGATAATCCACGTTGGTGATGTCGGATTCATCAGGTGTCAGGAAGTGATCGGCACCCCACGCCGAGTAGGTGTCGGGCAGGTTCAACACCTCGCGCACGCGCGCGACATCGACCGCGATGTTGAGCACGAACTTCATCGTCGCCGTGCCGCTGAGACGAGCGGCCAATGCAGCGATGTCGGTTGCGAGAGTGTCGAGACGCGAGGCGGTCTGAGTTCGCCACGCATCCATCTCGTTCATGCGGTCGTCGAGCGCGACGAGGTTCGGCGCGCGATTCTCATCGACCATCTGGATCGAGACGATGCCGGTGCTGTCGAGCAATATCCACGCAATCGCCAGCGTGTTCGACGCGACCGTCGGCGGCTGCGGGTCTGGACCTTCAGCGCCTACCACTGTCGAGATGTTCGCCCAGCGACGGCTCTCGGTCGAGACAACACGAGCCACCGTTGCGCGCGTCACCGGGTCGGTGAGGAAGGTTCGCGGCTCAGTGTCCGTCTCGATCTCTTGGCCCCACACGACGATGCCGACGTAGCGTCGCGTGACGACCGGGAGCACGCTGAGAAGATCGAGCGATGATCCGCCCTCGCTGTCGTTATAGAACACCAGCCCGTTGTGATAGAGCCGACCGTTGCCGACCGTCACGACAGCCGGTGCGGTCTGCACCGTCGTGAAGCCGGTGAACGCCATCGAGGGGACGAGCGTGTCGCCGACGATGTGATCAAACGAGTAGCGCGGGAACAGGCCGAAGTTATTGAAATCCTCGACCGTGACCTTCTGCCAATCTTGGATGTTAACTTTACGTTCCATTTGTCTCTCCTAGAGCAAGTTCGGCACTTGCTGATCTATTGTGGTTTCGGGCCAAGCGCGTTCGCGTAGTTCGATCAAGCGTGTCGGATCGTAAGCAACGCGCACTCGATCCCGCAGCGCCTGCGAGGTGACGACCGCGCGATTGCTACGGTCGAAATCATCAAGGTCAGGCGCGCTTGCGAAGTAGTTGTCGTCGTGCAGATAACCTTCGTCAGCGAACCAACTCCACTTCTTGTCCCACGTGCGCAGCGCGATCATGAGATCAGCCGTGTACGCGGGCCACGAAACGTAATCGACACCTACGAACGAGATGCCGCCGGTGATGACGCCGACGATCTCCGGGTCGTGCAGGAAGATGCGATCAGCCAGCATCCTCGCTGCGTCGTATCCTGCGTCGGCGTAGACCACGAGCGGATCGCCATAGAGCGGGCTCGTGCTGGTTATCTGCGTGGGCTGCGCCACGAGATTCCCGAAGCCTTCGTGCGCGGTCCATCCGCTCACGCATGTCGCAGCGCCTGCCACAAGATCGCCACCGCCGACGACGGGATACGACGGCACGATCAAGTTGCGGCTGTCCTGCCAATCGTTGACGAACAGAAAGCTGTTGCCCCATCCGATGTCGCTGTCGCGCTCGTAGCGCACATCGATAGGGTCGAGCCCGGGCACCACCGTGTCGAGATGCAGCAACGATTGCTCGTGGTCGTACGTGCCATCGACGCGGACCGTGACAAGCTGCGGCACGATCTTCTCTGCGCAGACGTAGCGGTCGTCCTCGTTGACGAAGATGTCGCCGCACATCATCGCCAAGCCGCCGTGACCGGGGATCGACACGCGCTCGTAATCAATCGAGGTCTTGCCGTTGATCGTCTTGGTGAACTGGTAAATCTCCAGCGGCTGATCGAC